GAACAGAAAAAAATGATAAAAATGAACCTTTGGCACAAAAAGAAACTGCTATTGATGCACATAATTATGACACTCCTTTATTTGTAAGAGGACACAATCTTTCTGGGGCTACCAACCATCCTACAGAACAATTGGAAGGTTCTCCTTTTATAGAAAAAAATGGAAAAATGCCTATTCAAAAAATATTAAATCCTTGGACAATAAAAACTCCAAGAGGTTATTCATGTTTATTTTTAAACCCAATGAATAATCAAGAACAAGATTTATTTTCAATAATACCAGGGATAGTACAAACAGACAAATTTCCTCAAGAAGTAAATTTTCCTATTATCATAAATTATGAAAAATACGGTCCAAAAGAATTTGTTATTAAAAAAGGTACACCTTATGTACAGGTTATTCCTTTTAAAAGAAATAATTGGCAAATGAAAATTAGATCAAAAACATCTGATGAAGCCAAAATAAAATTTATGTGGAGCTTACAATTTATTAATCGTTATAAAGATAGAATATTTAATAGTGGTAAAACATCATGGACATAAAAGAATACATACCTTACAAACAAAATTTTTTAGATAAAGAGACTCATTACAAATTATATAAATGGATTAAAAATGATTTGTTTTATGAACCAGCTCCCATCATAGGTTCAGACGATGGACAAAGAGTTTTTGAAAAGATAAGAAAAGTAAAACAATGTGGTATTAACAATAATTTAAATTTAGTTGCAGAAAAAAGTCAAACAAGTGTTTTTTGGTATAATTATTTAGTAAATAGATTTTTGTTTTTTTTAAAAGATTTCTTTGATAAAAACAATTGTCCAGTGCAACAAATTGATACAGATTTTGAAATTACAATTTTAAAATATGAAAAAACAGATCACTATATACATCACATAGATTATCATAAGAGCAACCCAAGACATATGAGTTTTAGTTATATTTTAAATGATGATTATGAAGGTGGGGATTTTGAATTTCATTTAGCTAAAAACGAGGTTTTAAAGATACCAGCAGAAAAAAATTCGTGTATAATGTTTCCAAGTAATTTTATGTTTCCACATAAGGTAACTGAAATTAAAAGTGGTGTGAGATATGTTATAGTAGGATGGATGAAATAATGGAACAACCAATAATAGTAGATCAATTTTTAAATGAAGGAGAAAGAAAACTTTTATCCACAATGGGTAAAGTTTTAATAAAATCAAATAAACATTTTTTTGATCATCAAGATGGTGCTTCTTTAGCTTGTTATGGAGTGCCAATAATTGAAGCTTTGTTAGTAAATAAATTAGAATTAATTAGAACAAAAACTAAAAAGAATCTAGCACCTACAAATTCATTTTTTAGAATATATAATAAATATGCTTATTTAAAAGAACATACTGATAGACCTACTTGTGAGTGGAGTATAACAGTATGTATTGATTCTTGTGGTACATGCGATTGGCCTATCAAAATGAATGGTAAAGATTATTCATTAAACCCTGGTCAAGCTATCATTTACAGAGGTTGTGATTGGAAACACTCTAGAGAAGAATTTTTAGGAGATTGGCAATTTCAATGTTTTTTACATTTTATCGATTTAGATGGCCCAAATAAAAATTATTTACTTGATAACAGAAAAGTTTTAGGAGACCCTGCAAATTGAAATTTCTTATAAAAAAAGATGGATCTGAAGCTATTATGTCTTTTACTGACAAAGATATGGAAACACTTCAAAAAAATAAAAACAATTTTATAATAAGGGGAAAGGATTTACCTCATTTTAAAAATCATTTAATGAAGGTAATTACTTCATTATCTGATGCTCTTCCTGACGACAATACAAATTCTTTAGGTAATGAAGAGTTCATTCCACAAGACATTCCAAAGAAATAAAGGGTGTGGTATAATTATTTATGCCTTTGACAAATGTAGAAATAAGACCTGGATTTAATAAGCAAGTAACTGCCACTGGTGCGGAAGGCCAATGGACTGATGGAGATTTTGTTCGATTTAGATATGGACTACCTGAAAAAATAGGTGGTTGGGAACAAATTACATCTAGTACCTTAGTGGGTGCCGCAAGAGATCAGCTTGTATGGGCTGACCTTGATGGTAGAAGATACTCTGCAATAGGAACAAACAAAGCACTCATAATATATTTTGAAGGTGCTTTTTATGATGTTACTCCTTTAGATGCTGCAATTACTGGAGCAACATTTACAACAGCTAACACTAGTCCAACTGTAACTGTAAATAAAGTAGCTCACGGACTTTCTGCTGGAGACTTATTTACATTTACCTCTGTCACACCTCCAACAGGAGCTGGTTATTTAGCTGCAGATTTTACGACAAATACTTTTCAAGTTGTTACAGTACCTAGTCAAGATACTTTTACAATAACGATGGCTTCTAATGCAGGTACGACTGTAGCAGCAAGTGGAGCAGCTACAATTAACCCTTATGTTAAAGTAGGACCTTTGAGTCAAACTTCTGGTTTTGGGTATGGTACATCGGGATGGGGAGGATCATCGGGAGTTATTTCAACTTTAAATGGTCTTCTACAAGATGATACGGCAGGAACTGGAGGGTCTGGTACTTCAATTACCTTATCCTCTGTAGCAGGATTTCCAACTAGTGGAGTTTTTAAAGTTGGTACAGAGTTTATTTCATATACTGGAATATCATCTAATGATTTAACTGGTATTACTAGAGCTGTAGCTGGAACTAGATCTGCACATTCGAGTGGTGCTTCGGTTGAAGTTTATCTTGGATGGGGATCAGCATCTCTTACTGGAGGAGTAACTTTAGAATCTGCTTCTTGGTCATTAGATCATTTTGGTTCAAAATTAGTTGCAACAATTAAAAATGGAAAAACATTTGAATGGGATACTATCTCTACAGTACCAGCAGCATTATCAACAAGAGCTGCTGTTGTAAGTGGTGCTCCTACAGTTTCAGTAATGTCAATTGTTTCTGAAAGAGATAGGCATTTAGTAATGTTAGGGACTGAAACTACTATTGGAACAACATCAAGCCAAGATAAAATGTTTATAAGATTTTCAGATCAAGAAGATATTTCTGATTATGCTCCAACTTCTATAAATACTGCAGGTACATTTAGAATAGATTCAGGAACTAAAATTATGGGAGCCGAAAGAGGTAAAGATTATATTTTGATATTAACTGATACATCTGCTTATGTAATGCAATTTGTAGGTCCTCCATTTACATTTTCCATTAGACAAGTTGGTAGTAATTGTGGAGCCATTGGTCAACACGCTATAAAATATGCTAATGGAGCTGTATGGTGGATGGGTCAAGCTGGTGGGTTTTTTGTTTACGATGGTACGGTAAAATCTGTACCTTGTTTAGTTGAAGATTTTGTATTTACAGATAAGGGAGATAATTTAGGATTAAGTTATGATAATGGGGAACAAATTTATGCTGGACTAAATCATCTTTATGAAGAGATTAGTTGGTTTTATCCTAAATCAGGATCTACATTAATAGACAGAGTTGTTACTTATAATTATGCAGAAAATACTTGGACTACTGGGTCACTATCTAGAACTACTTGGTTTGATGCAACATTATATGATAATCCTTATGCTACTGAATATGCTGCATCTGGTACACCTACCTTTCCTACTATTCAAGGAGTGACAAGTGTAAACGGAGCTTCTACTTATTATGCTCATGAAGTTGGTAATAATCAGGTAGATTCTGCTGGTGCAAAAACTGCTATACCAGCATTTATTCAATCAGGAGATTTTGATTTATCTCAAGGTGGAGATGGACAATTTTTTATGAGTATGAAAAGATTTATTCCAGATTTTAAATTAATTACTGGAGATGCACAAATAACTATAAACTTAAGAACATTTCCTTCTTCAACTTCAGCGTCCTCGCCTCTCGGACCTTTTACTGTAAATAGTTCTACAACAAAAGTAGACACAAGAGCTAGATCTCGTTTTGCTAGTATTAAAGTAGCTAATTTATCGACAGATCAAAATTGGCGTTATGGAACTTTTAGAGCTGATGTGCAACCAGATGGAATGAGATAATGGCAAGAATTGATGTAGTAATACCGGAGCCTACACCAGTTTACACTGAGGACAATCAAAGGCAGGTGGCTCAATCTTTACAAACTATGAAAGATAAGTTAAATACCTCATATCAACAAGAATTAAAAAATGAACAGGACGCATTAAATTATTTTTTATCATGACAATTCAATATAAAAACGCAGGTATAAATTTGGCGACTACTGATACGACTAATGTTCTAACATCGCCTTCTGGAGCAAGATGTTTAGTTAAACAAATACAAGTT